GGTCTTTAATGATGATTGGTGAATTTTCAAAAATACTGTCATCAGCTTCTAATTGTCCTTGCATTCCGCTAGTTCCTTTTTGAAACTCAGAACCATAGATAAACAATGAACATTGTACTCCTGCAGCCATTGATTGACCTGCTGCCTCATAATATGCTACGTCAATTGTTCCAGCTCCTGTGTCAACATCAGTAATGATTGCCTTGTTGCTGTTAACTGAATTAAGTGAACTATCAGATAACATAACTGTTTGTCCAATTCTTAATGCAATTGAACCTGAACCAGGTACAAGCACATCGTTAATTGTCAAAGTAGCTGTAAGAGCGCCTGCTGCTGCTCCTGACTCAACGTTTGTATATTTAGTGTGTAGTCTTCCTTGCTCTGCCCATTTGATAAGGTCAGAGTTAGAAGGCATTTCAGCGCCTACCATTCTTAAGAATGATGCTACTGTACGATTACCATAACGCTCGAATTCTTTCTCGTAAGTATCAGGAAGATACTGATTCAAGAAGTCAAAGTTGGTAATGTAGTTTGTTTGTAATAAAACCTGTTCTGAACTTGGTTGCAAGTCAAACCCAGGTACTGCATCTACTGCCATAATTTTAACTTTTTAATTTTTTAACTATTTTTTTTACTTCTAATTTTTAATCCTCTTCCGCTAGAGTCCGAAACTTGTCTTGCCTTGAAACCTGTATCTCCAATTGCCTGAGGAGTTTGTCTGATATTCATATTGACGTTTTTGCTTTTTTTAGTAACGTCCTGAATTGCATCAGCTTTCCCTTGCTCATAAAAATAACTTGCAAATCTTTGAGGATCCATAGCTGCACTTAATGCAGCATGCCACCCCTTAGCATCACTTATCAAACCGTCTTCGCCTACATATTTTTTGACGAAATTGTTTAAATCGCTTTGCTTAGACTTCATCTCATTGACATCACCATAAGAATACTTTACTTTTTTGTCTCCTACTTCGAACTCAAAACCTTTGAACTCAGGATTAAAAACTTCATTTGTCTTCTTTAAGAAAAACTCATTTTTCCTTTGGTTCCTTAAGTTGTTCTTCAGAAAAAGCATTCCCACTTGACTCAAGAGGAATACTATACTTTTCTTTGTACTCGTTAAGATACTTTTTAGCTTTTGAAAGTTCTCTTTTTTTAGCAATATTTTTCTTTTTTATTTCCTTCTCGTCATCTAACTCTTCATCATATGAAAACTTTTCATTCATTAAATAATTAATGTCTTCATTATCTAAATCAGACTCTGTTAAAGAATAATATTCAGCTAATACTTGATCGTCATTTAATTCATCATAGTTCCTGTTGGCTTTTACGAAATCTTCAAATCCACGACCAGTTTGTTTTTTGAAATCCAAATATTTAGACACGTCTTCCGGTAAATTTCCTGCTTGTTCTTTTTGAGCAAACAAATCATCTACAGAAGATATATCTTTATTATATCTATCTTTAATATATGAAAGAACGTCTTCGTCTTTTATAGTTGGACTTTCAACTTCCGAGACCTGCTCGGTATTTTGTTCTACAGGCTGCTCTGCAGCAGTCTCCGTAGCAGTATCTTCAACAACAGCTTCCTGTTGTGAGTTTTCTTCTTCATGCTTTTGTAGTAGTTTTTCCTCTACTTCCTGTACTGATTTTTCAGGTACAGATTCTAATGATTTTACTTTAATTTCCATTTGATTTAATTTTTTACAAAGTTAATATATAATTATAAACTATCCTCATTTGATTCAAAACTTACTGAAGGCAAGTTGTTTTTTCTTTGCTCTATAAGCTTTGATTGTTCTGTGTTAGCCTGAGATATTCTTTCTGACTTGGCTTTTTCTCGTTGCATCTCTCTTTCTTCCAATCCTTTCTGCTCCATTTGTTTTAAGTTAACATCAACTCCTTTAAGTTTCATTTGTAGTTGAAACTCTAAATTCATAAGCTCTGCTTTAATAGAAGCTTCTCCTCTCATCTTTTTAACAGCAAATTCTGCTTTGGCTTGCTCTAATTGTATTGCAGCTTGTTGCTCCATTTGTTGTTTTTGCATAGCAGCTTGTGCGGCCATTTGTTGAGACTGAGCGTTAATCTGTGCTTGTTGTTGAGCTGCCGCAGCTTTTTGCTTCTCTTCTGTATCTTGTTTAGCTTTTCTTTTAAGTTTTAAAACTTGATTAGCTAATTTTAAATTTCTTATTTCTCTAATATCAATTGCATCTTCTAAATTTATAGAATCTCTTTGTAATGCCATTTGAATATTCTGCTCTAGCATTTTCTTTTCTTCCTCGTCAGGCTCTATTTCTATAAATATTCCAAAGTCACTTAAATATAATTTACTTATCTCATCCAAAAGTCCTACGTTGAACTTTCCTATTTGATTTACAAATTCTTCTCTAAAATCAGAATACTCTAAAACATCTGCTATTCTGCTAGATAAAGCAGTACACAGCCTTTGGCTTATTTGAAGACCTGCATCTAAAATATGTCTTGTTGCTGTATTGCTACTTAAGGCTGCTAATTTTTGCAACCCAACTAATGAGTATGAATCAGGTGTAGAACCATCTCTAGCTTCATTTAATCCTGTAACGTCTCTCATCATTTGTAAGTAATGATTATAAGACCCGACAAGACTTTGTATTTTACCTTGACCTGAATTACTATTTAATTGCTGAATTGGAACTCTAGCTTGGTTGAAATCTCCGTCTTGAGTGTAGCTTCTACCAATAACCGAACCTGTTTGAAAAAACATTCGCAATGCATCTTCAGGATTATATGCTTGACCTGTTCCCAAGTCAACTTCATTTAATCCATCTGCATCTATAAACACACCATCAGGAACAACTTTAGATATTACTTGTTGTAGTTTTAAATGTGTTATTTGAATCAAATCTGCAAAGGTTATCATTCTTCTCACTAACGACTCATAAACACCTTTATACATTCTTGGCGCACATGCTACATATTCGGGATAAACTTCTTGAGATGCAGATTGAGGTCTAGCCATGTTTTCTGCCATTTGCCATTTCAAAAGAATATTTGTTCCCATAACCATTACACCCTCATACCACACGTCTATAGTTTTAGATACTTTTTTAAACTTTCCTTCTTCTTGCATTTCAAGAGTTGGATTAAAAGTATCGTCCTTTTCTATAACCTTTTCAGCTCCAGACGAATTTATTTTTTTCTTGTATGTAAAAGTGTGTGTTGTTTTGTAGTTAAAAAACAACAATGTAGCGCTGTCTCTACTAAATAAACTATTGTTATAATATTGAGCAGTATTATTATAGTCGTACCAACTTTGACTATATTTTGCTATCTCATCCATGTCTTGTCTAGTTAAACTAGTGTCTATCTTTTTAAGCTCAACGATAGGCATGGTTTTAATTTCTCCCCAATAAAAACAATCTTGAAAATGCGGATCTTCCGTGTAGCTGTGTACAACATTTGCAGGATCTACATATTCAATAGAAATACCAGAGCCTGGCTTAAAGGTATTCTTACACATAGATACACCCAGAACTGTCTGGTCGTAGTATAATTGTTTTTGTATTTCGTAGTATCTATTTTCAGCTAAAACTGTATTGATTGCTTCTTCCTCTGCAATCTCAATAGATGGTTTGTACTTGAGCTGCATATGTAACGCCAACTCTTCGGATGTATTTGGCACATCTTCTTCAGATGTTGCAAATGTATTTATCCCTAATGACTGCTGAACCTGTTTCATAACTGGTTTAGCCAACATATCTTTTTCTAACTGAATTTGATATTCGCTTCTTTTTTCTAAAGACATTCCGTCTTGAGCAAAAGCATTTATCTTAAATACCCTGTCGGCCATACCATTTACGACAATATCAACAAACTTGGGAATTATAGGTACAGGAGTCCAGTCAAGGTTTAAATAACTTAAGTCACCATCAATGGCTAATTCATTCTTATATTTTTGAATTGATTGCTCTCCACGAGCATATAATCTTAATCTATGGAAATCAGCCCATTGATTGTAGAACCTGCTTTGGCCTCCATCTTTTCTGAACCATTCATATTGAATAGCTTGTCCTATTTGTAACCCAAATTCAAAAGAGTCTTTTTGTTTATCTGAAACAAATTGACTAGGAAATCCTGTTGGGTTTAGCGTGATTTTTACATCCTCCATTTATTGTATAATTTGGCTATAACTTCCCTTATTGTCGTATCTTGCAAAGTTAAGTTTTATTTTTGATTTCTTTTTAATGGGCTGATAAAGGCCCTTTTGTGTGGCCATAATAGCCAAACCTGAACTAATTGAAGCATCAAACTTAGTTCTGTTATTAATATTGAACCTAGCCCAATCCTCTAAAGTTCTACTAAAATACATAGAACCCATACAATCTGAATCTCTAAAAACCCCATCTAAATCTAATCCAACGTGTTTTTCTATGTAAGATTCTATAGCAGCTGCATGAGCTTGTTTTACATCTTCTGAACTGTTGGGTATGCCACCTAATTCTCTTTCTGATTTAGAAAGCTTTGTGTAAACTTTGTCAGGCCTGTTCATAGAATAACCTCTATACCCTCTGTTTTTAAAATGATATAAAAGTCTAGGTTTATTGTTTTCTATTAATATAGGCATTCCATAAAACACACAAGCCATAAGCACGTCTTCAAAAAATATTTCAGCAGTTTGCGGCCTAGCTATATATTCTAAAAAAAACTCATTAGTAGGCCCTTCGTCCATGTGAAATTTAGTCATTCCATGCAAAGCTCCATTCGACCCCCCACCACCAACTGTTCCTGAAATATCATAGCTATCACAGCCAAAAGCACCCATATGGTCGTTTTTAGGATATTTGACTCCGCCTTTAATGTAATATTGATTTTGTAAATGTTTGTTAGGGGTCCACGAAACATAAAATCTTCCCCTGTCATTGGGAGAAAATATAACCTGAGTGTCTTTTATTCCGTTTTTCCAAGAAAAAGAACCTCTAGTTATAAACCTGTCTTTTATTAAAGAATCATTATAGTCTATTTGCTGATAAATTTTTTGAAGATTAAACAGGGATTGTTTGCTCTCGTCTCTAAAAGCATGAGATTCAGTTCTAGGAAATTGTCTGTAATATTCATTCAATCCGTCAGGATCTGACTTTAAACCCTCTACCTCATTGTTCCAATGGTCTATAACCCCTGTATCAATAATGTCTCCGTGAGGGCCAACGCAATCCTCCTGTGGCGTTTCGAATACAGGCATTCCATAAGAATCAATGAATCCCTCGTAATTCCATTCCATAGGTATGAACAAAGAATATAATCCTGACTTAGTCTGTCCATTCCTGTTTCTTTTTGTAACATCTGAATCATTGTATAGTTTTTTAAAATTACCGCCCCCTTTATCTAGTGCGTTTGATGTAGACCCCATCATACATTTTCCTATAATTCTACTACCTAATCTTAAACAGGTTTTTGTAACTCTCCAATTATTTAAAATATTGTCAGGCTTTTCCCATTTTCCGCTTTCATCATGAGCAAGTAATTTCAGTTTTTCTCCGTCATAGGAGTTGTCCCCCGTGTTTTTCCAGTCGATTGTGGTGTCAAGTCCCTCAAGCTCTTTAACGGTTTCGTTTGCATCCAATTTTTTTCTTGTAAGTTTTGATGCGGGTACTCTGTAGGCAAGTTCTGTCTTGGGACGATCCATTCCGTCCTGGATGGGCTTGAAGAAGAAGGGATAGTTGAGGGATATCGGTACGACCTTATCGGTAAACATCTTTTTAGCATCCGACCCTGTTTTTGACAATATGCCATAACGTGAATCTCGTGAGGTTGTGGCCAAATGCACAAGTTCTGATGACGACATAAAGCTAAATCCAGAACGTCTGTTCTTAAGATAGCACATTCCGTAAGACCTTCCGTCTGCTTTACAAGCTTCCCAGAAAATAAAGAATAATCTGTTTGACTCCCTAAAGTTTGGCTGCCCAACATCAATCTTGGTCCAGCGCAAGTACATGTAATGAGAGCCAGTAATATAAGAAGGCTTGTCTTTATTAAAAAACCAAAAACCTTTTTCTCTTCTTTCGAACTCTTTGTCAATATAGTCATACCATTTTTCTTTAAAATTGTCAGGATATTTATCCCAATCAAACACGCTTTTTATTTTGCTTAATTCCCTGGGATATTCTATATCGCTCCAATAATTATTTTCAAAATGATATACGTCTTCTTCTTTAGGTAAAGCAATTTTTAAATTCTGTATCTCATACACCTCACCAATCATGCCGCTTTTTGATATAACTACAACATCATATTCTTTGTTATACCCATACTGCCAAAGTCTTTTTTTGTTATTGGACTTTATTACATTTTCCGGTATAGCGTCTTCTAATATTTTATATAAAGTTTGCTCGTACATTACTTAGACCTACCTTCTGCAAAACCTTTAAAAGACGAAGCTTTACTTTCGGTTTTGTCATTTTGAATCATATTATTTTCTTCTTCTATCCTTGTTAATATTTCAAATGCATCAAATATTGCCAACTTCTTAGATGCTGCTGCATTTTTAAGTCTATCTGCTGCTATATCAGGCGCAAGCCCGTCTAAGTCTTTTTTTAAAATGCTTTCATTTGCAACTTTAATAAGCTCTTTGACAGCTTTTTTTCCTGCCTTTATAATTTCTAATTTTAATTCAGTATTATTCATAGTATTAAAGTTATATTGTTAGTAAACATTCTGTAAAGTTTTTCTCCATCTACAGTAAACTCATATTCACTATTGGGTTGAAAAGAAATCTTATCACCCTCCCTAATACCTTTGCTATTTAATTCTTGATTTGAATATTTTAACACACCGACTAAAGGTTCTTCATCTTGGTGTGTTTTAAGGTAGTGGTTTTGTTTTTTAATTGGTTTTACCATGCAATATTTAGAATGACACGACCATTTATCGTCATGTTTATACATGTAAAACTGATCGAAGTCTATAAAGAATAAATTATCTTTAAAAAAACTTTTACCACTTCTTTCTTTTCCTTTCATGTCATTATAATATTTAAAAACATTATGATGAACTAAAAGTGTATCTCCTGGAGATATTTCTCCATTATAATTTATAGGCACAGATATTACTTCTGCGTATCTATTTGATGCGGTATAATCCTCTTTGGATGTGCTTGTTATAAAATCAACATTTCCAATTTTTTTTGTGTGATTATACCTTCTGTCATTGCATGGTTTTACAATGAAGTAAAAAGGTGATTTCATTCAAAATTTATATTATATTCAATTGATATAGGCATGTTAGAGTTAAATTCTTTCCATAAAAATATTTCTCCTTTATTATTTTCAATCCATATTTTAATAGAATTGTTTTCTAACACATGCTTTATTAAATGAATATAATAATTTCCATTTAAAACTTCTTGGTCAACTATATAGTGCATTGCACTAGATTTATAGTCAGCTCCTACTGATATTTTTCTTATATCCATTATATTTCATTTTATTTTACTGATTTTAATAATCCTGATTCATATGTTAGTTGTGCTGTAGTTCCTTTTGAATTTATTACTACAGTTACTGTTCCATCATATCCACTAACAGATGCATCGCTTCCTGCAGGCCCTTGTGGCCCTGTAGGCCCTGTAGGCCCTGTAGCTCCTGTAGCTCCCGTAGCTCCTGTAGCTCCTGTATCCCCTTTAGGCCCCTGAGGCCCTGTAGCTCCTGTATCCCCTTTAGGCCCCTGAGCAGCAGCTTTACCACAGTCTTTTCCAAATGCGCAAACAACCCAAGTATATAAATCTTCTAAATCCTCTCTTAATTGTTCTATATTATTAATAAGACCTTTAACATTTTCAAACTTTGCGTTATCATCAACAAGATCTATTATTGTTGACGCATCAGTAATTGCATCTGTTTCTTTTTGAGGTGTTTCAACCTGACCATCAGAATCCTTTGTAGGTTCAGATATATTCGGGTTGTTTTTATAAAGGGGTTTAGAAAGTTTTATATTGTCGTTTAATGTTGTTGCCATGTTTAACTGTTTTCTGTGTATTCTATTATAAATGTTGCTGTAGCTCCATAAATATGTCCTGTACTTCCAGAAGCCACATAAGCAAATTGAACTCTATCTCCTGCGCTAAATGTAGCATCAGTATCTGAGTACTCATATACTCCCATCATACCATTAGCTCCACCACTAGTTGTTGTGGGTGTTTGTGAACTTGACAATGACCCATCAACATACACTCTAAATGATGAAAAACTTGTTGCTGTTGGAGTAGGGCCACTTATGTGTTTTATTCTTATTTGTCGAACCCTTCCATTATATGGAGCAACAAAATTATTGTAATATTGATTAGTAGTGGTTTCAGATGTTGTTCCACCCATTGGCATATATATAACACTCCCAGACTGAAAACTACTTGCATAAAACACAGATGTTAGCGTCATTTTTTCCCAACTCCATTCAGCTGTACCTTGACCTTTAGATTTTAAATTTTGACCTGCTGAACCATAATTTCCAAGAGCGTCTCTTACCCCTGAACTCTCTAAATAAAGATTTCCTTTAAATATATGGAGCATATTTTTAGGAGTACAGTTTATACCGACATGAAAAGCATGTTCAATTACTTCATTTGTTATATCCCATTTACTAAACGCACCTCCTGTAACTCCTGTAAAATACCCATTTACATCTCCTATTCTAATATCCTCATTTACTGAATCAATATAAAATAAATCTGAAGTACCTGCATTTCCGGTTTTCCCAATATGAGTTTTTGAACCTCTTAAATATGTAATTCCATCAACTTGTAATGTTGTTTGTGGAGATGAAATATTAACCCCAACTCTAGAGTTAATTGTGTCTACATACAAAGTTCCATTATCAACATTTAAGTCGTTTAAAAATTGTATTGCCATTTAATTATTTTATTAATTAACCTACATAAGTAAGTATAACTTCATAAGCATTATCACTTATTGTTCCCGTAAATTTAACTACAAGGTTTGTTCCGCTTCTAGTAACTTCAGGATATACTGTTTCTCCACCTGCGCTAATAACTTCACATTTTACGTCTTTAGCTGTTGAAGCTCCACTAAATGAACTAGTAACCGCATATGTAAATGTTGTAATATTACCAGATGTGCTACCGCCTGTTAAAGCAACTCTATCCCCTAAAGCTCCCGTATCCACTGGTGTTGCCCATGTACCGTCACCTCTTAAGAATGTAGTTGAACTACCTCCTGAAGGAACGTGACCTACATTAGAACCTCCATTATATGCCATTGATTGAATCTCAACATTTCCTACAGTTGGGTCAACAACTATTGGAGTTCCTGAAGAAGTACCTGGCGCTACTTCATCAACCGCAGTAACCGCTCCTGTTGTATCTGTCCATGGAACGTTAACAACAAGCTTATCATTACTGTTGATTTGAATTGGATATGTTCTACTAGCAGTAGATGAAGCTGTGTTAGCCGCAACTGACTGTGCTGTATATGAAATAAGGTCAGCTCTAAATGTTGTTCCATTCAGGTCAACACCTTGGCCTGCTGTATAAGTTGTGTTTGTATCTGTCCAAGGAACATTTACAAGCATTTGGTCAGAAGCATTTAGCTGTACTTTGTATGACCTTCCAGCTGTACTTGATGCAGTATTTCCTGCTACAGTTTGAGTTGTGTTAGTTCCTAGTTTTACTAAACCTAAAGTACTTGAAGTTGCTGTGCTATATTGAGTATCTGTAGGCACTACCCATGTTCCATCACCACGCAAGAATGTAGTTGCACCACCACCACTTGGAACAATACCTAATGTAGAACCACCTCCGTATATATCAGAAGAAACCCATCCATTTGCTGTTACATTAAAATGTGCAGAGTTAAATCCTGCTACACCTTTTTGAGTCGCTCCATCTGTAGCTCCTTGTCCTGCAATATTTTCATCAGCAATAACTACAACATAATCTGAAGCTGTAGGTGATGAGCTTGCTTGAATGTCTGTATCTGCAAATATAAAATCACCAGGTTCTACGTTGTCTGAAAAGAAAGAACCTGCAACAGTAACTACATAAAAATCACCTTGATTAAGCTCAACGTTGCTAGAACCTGTTAGAGCAGGAGTGTTTGTGTTTGCATTATATCCTCCTTGGAAACCTCCAACACCGCCAACCTGCTGTAATACATATGCTTTAGAAGCAGCATCTGTAGAAGCACTTGGAGTTTGAGGTACTGTTACTTGACCTGTAAAAGAACCCGTTCCTGTTACACTTAAATTACCTGATGTCAATGTAAGATTATCTCCTACTGTTAAATCAGAAGTAATTGTAACGTCATCTGGCAAACCAAATGTTAGTGTATTAGTACCTGAACCAACGACTGTTACTTCGTTTGCAGTACCATTCATATTAACTATATCAGTACTAGAATCACTTCCTGTTAACACAATATCAGGATTACTACCATTTGTTGTAGGTAGAGTATATGTTGTGTTTGTATTTGGATTTGAAGGTAATGTAAAGGTCGTTATTTCATGGCCTGTAACGTGTCCTGTTGCATTAGTAGTTACATCTGTATACGCATCGAATGTTCCGCCAAATGATAAAGTAGCAGAATCTGTAGTTCCTGTGTTAGCTTGAGCAGCGTGACTAATATCTACTGTACCTGAAGTTCCACCGCCTTCTATTGGTGATGTAGTAGTAACAGCTGTAATATCTCCTTGAGGAATAGATGGAAAGGTAGTTAAAGTACCAGCGCCATTAATATATTGAGAACTAGTTCCTCCAAATGTAAAGTCAAAAGTACCTGAAGTAGTAATTGCTCCACCTGAAACAGTAAGAGCATTACCGTTTGTAATGTTAGCATCTACACTAGTTACTGTTCCATCATATTGATCATTTGAGGTAATTGTTATTGTTGTTCCTGAGCGTGTTACTGTAGTTGTTCCTTGACCTGTAAATAAAAGACTGTCAGTAGTACCGTCTGACCCAACCAAATTAACTGTTGAGGTTCCGTTTCCTGAACCTGTTGCTGTAAGGTCGTATGTTGTATTTGTATCTACAGCTGTAGAAAGCGCAATCCAAGATCCGTTTTCTCCAAATTTTACAACGTTATCTGTTGTGTTATAATATAACTGTCCGTCTACAGGAGTTCCTGCTGCAGCATCGTTTATTTCATTTTGAAGTCTTGGATTAAAGAGTTCATTTTTATTGAAATCAATGCTGTTTAAAAAATTAATTGCCATGTTTTTTTAGTTTAAAAATGCTTTGCCTGCAAACCCTGCAGAAAATGTTAATGTTACGTTATTACTATCTATATATTCAACTTCACCAATAATGATGAAATCGTTTGTATTTACAACTGAAACAGACGGAAATTTTCCTAAATTATGCTGTATGTTCCAAGTTGTTGCCGCTACTCCTTGTGTGTACACAAAAGTAGAGTCTGTATTATCTTGCCAGGTTGCTGTTAAAGCCCCCCCGTCTTGCTGCGTTAAAGTAAGGACTTTTGTTGTAGTCCCTGTTACTGCCGCACCAACTACGCTGTCATTATAAGCTGTATTCCAATCAGGAGATTTACCTCCTGAAGCAATTACATCACCGCTAGTTTCAATGTCAGACGTAAACTTTACACGTCCTGTTATGTTTTCAATATAAGCATCTGTTCCATCATGAAAAATGCTTAAATCATTTCCCGCCCCAAAAATAGACTTCACGTTATTTCCGTGATATGTTGGCCCTTGCATTATTCCTCCTGCAACAGGAAGATAAGGGCCTCCTGTAACATAAGTGCTATTGTCTAGCGATCCATCGGCTTTTAAAAACTGACTGGAAGTTCCGCCAAATACCTGAAATTCATTTGAGACGTACTTTTTTATTACAGCCATTAATTACCAGTTTTTCTGAACTATGTTAACCCATGTGTATGAGCTAGCACCGTCTTGCATTATCACATCTACATAACTATTATTTCCACTTACTCTGTATCTCATTGTACCAACATTAGCAGCACTTGGAGTTACATTAGTGTCTCCCATTTTAATACCTCCATTTACATCTAGCTTGGCTTGAGGGTTTGAAACACCCACACCCATAGCTGAGTTTGTGTCTGTCGTAATCGTTCCATTAGCATCTTGTATTAAAATATGAACATTATTTGTTGCGTTACCTCCTGCTGACAAAAACAACGCATCATTATTACTATAAACATCGTCTTGATTGCCGCTTCCACTTAGTCTTATATTTCCTTCTACTTCTAATTTTTCATTAGCCGCACCACCTGTTCCAATTAACAATCCTACATTTTTTAATAAAGCTTGTCGAGTGCTTGTTTCGTCATATAGGCCTAAAGCAGCTCCATAACCGTCAATGTCACCAATTTTAATTAATGCATTAGTAGGCTCTGATGCTGCAAAAGCAACTCCATTTGAAGCTATTTCTCCTCCACCATAAAAAGTATCAATACCATAACTTGGAGTTATTGTGCCAATTCCTATTCCAGCAGTTCCTTCAAACATTATACTATCAGTAATACTGCTAGGGCTATTCCATTTAGTAATATAATTTTGAGTTCCGCTTCCCGTAACACCTGCTGTTCCTATAGCTGACTCTATAACATTACCACTAGCATCTACAGATAAATTATAAGTAGCAGTACCCGTAACCGTTCCTCCACCATATGTTGGTAGTGCAAGATTACCTGCTTTGGTTAATATTAAAGCATTGCTTTCATTTCCAACGCTAGGGCCATTACCTATAGTAAATAATCTGTCTGTATTTATCCAATTTGTACCATTCTGAGATGCTGCAATAGCATTAAACGAACCTAAAACTGTTTCTCTGTATGATTTTGTAATTACACTATTACCAATTCCGAAAACTTCTTCACCATTAAGGTTACTTGAATGTCCGATTCCTATGCCCTTAATATCGTTTACCTGCATATCAGAACCGATTGCTACAGTAAACTGTGTATCAGCTAGGTTGTTGTATCCTAAAGAAACAGAACCTATATCATTAGCGTTTGCTTGATATCCTGCTGCAAAAGAATAATCTCCTGCTGCAGAACCTCTATATCCTAATGAAGTTCCGTAATCACCTGTTGAAGATGACTCAAATCCTATAGCAGTTGCGCTAATTCCAGATGCGACTGAAGCATGTCCTAATGCGACTGCTTGACCGCCACTAGCATTACTTGACAATCCCATTGAAACTGATTCAGCACCTGAAGCCTTATTAAGTTTACCTATAGCTACCGCATTAGATGTAGTGGCTTCATTTGACTCTCCAATAGAGACAGTACCTATTGCACTTGCTTGGTTATTGTAACCTATTCCAACCGCATATTGAGCTGAAGGTTCATTTTCTTTTCCTAAAGCAACAGCGCTATCAGAAGATGATATATTTCTATATCCTAAAGCAACCGCAGCTTGCGCACTAGATTGATTTTCATAACCCATTGAAATGGAGTTATCCGCAGAAGATGTACTTCCTTTTCCTACAGCAATACTCCAATCTCCTGATGCCTGACAGGACGCGCCTAAAGCAAATGATGGAGCTGTTAATGAGCTAGCTGTGTTGCCCTCTCCCATTGCAAAGCTTATTGCTCCTGAGCTAGTGTTGTTGCTACCAAAAGCAAATCCTTCGCCTCCTTGTCCTGTTCCTGCGTTTACTACGTTGTTTTTACCAAAAGCAAATCCGCCATCTACAATAACTGTATTAGTTGTACCTATTGCAGCGGCCCCAATTCCCGAAACATCATTACCTTGTCCTAAGGCTACTGCTCCTTGATTAGTGCTTTGGTTTGTATTACCCAAAGCAACGCCATATTGACCTGAAGAAATATTTCCTTTTCCTATTGCAGTCGCATTTAAACCTGCTGAGTTACCTAATCCCATTGAAACACCATAGGCCGCTGTTGTAACATTATCTTGTCCCATTGCTATAGAAGCAATTCCTGTGGCATTATTTGATTTTCCAATTGAAATAGAACCTTCACTTGCAGCTTGAGAATCATCTCCAAGTGCTACGGAATAAATTCCTACTGCTTGAGGTTCATAACCTATGGCTACAGAATAATCTCCTTGAGCATCAGCTAAAAGTCCAGCTGCAAAAGATGCTGTACCTTGTGCAGTAGAGTTATCTCCAAATGAATTTGAATAATTTCCTGTAGCTGTATTACTGTTATTAAATATTAAAGAACTAGTTCCTGACCCTAACTTAATAGGTGCATCACCAAGTTCTCTTGGAGCTGTCCATATAGCTATGTTCCCCGTAGTACCCCCACCTGTTAAAACAGATGAATTATCAATTTTATCCCAAAATACATTTCCTGCATCGTCTTCAGAAATAATAGCCCAATCCCCAGGCTCCCAATCTGTAATTATTCCCCCACCAATTCCAGGTAATCCTGTAGTTCCTGCAACAGAAACAACCCAATACTTTCCTGTATTATCAAGTGTTAATGGATAGTTTTGTAAATCTGGAATATTGGTCTGAGCATTCCAAGCTCCTTGAAATTCTAAACCTGAACCCTGATAGTTCTGCCAAGTTACTTTTCCGTTTGCATCAGAAACTAAAACTTGCTCATTGTTTCCAATTGTATTTGTAGAATCGTATACTTCTCCAATTAAACGTATTTCTTGATTCATAGTTACAGAATCATCAAATACTGAGTCTCCTGCAACATACAAATCATTTAATATGTTTGCGTTATTTGTTATAGTAGCATCATTTCCTACGGTTAAGTTTGTTCCTACTGAAGTACTTTGAGCAACTTGTAGTGATCCAACACCTGAACCATTGTTAATGTATACAGTTGTACCAAGAACTTCTCCAGGTTTACCACCTAGAGAAGCTGTGTCTTGATATAATAATGAATCGACTAATAAAAATGATTCTTGTCCTGCTGTAGCAGCTGTAAAAACAGGAAGTCTGTATGATACTCCATCAAATGCAGTATCAATGATAAAATCAGCAATACCTTGTATTGTAAAAGTTTTTGTTTGTTTATCAATTGGAGTTGAGTTAGCTGCTGTTCCAATTAAATAATCCGCACCTTCAATCGGGGATTGATTTGGATACGATGTAGTATTGCTAATTTTTGCCATCTTATTCTTTTTCTTTTTCTTTTAGTTCTCCAGTTTGTAAGTTAATAACTGTATTGTCGCCATATTTTTCAATCAACAATTTTTCCATTGTTGCAAATTCAGCTCTAACACTTTGGATTTGTTCAATTACTAAATGTTTTTGTAATTCCAAATCTCCTAATTGGGTTTTAAAACTCACAAAATCTGAATTCAAAGTTTGTAATTTTTCCAATTCTTGTTTTTCTAAATTTTTCATTTTATTTAATTAAGGTTAATAATGCAAAGGTAAAGAATTATTCTTTATTTTTTTTCACCATATACAGTAACTAATAGTGTTTGAAAAATTGGAATGTAAGCTTCTGCTATTTTGAACTCTCCAATGTTTCCATCGGTAAAACATAAAGCAGTAAATATAATTGTAAGGTATATAAGAACAACAGGTCTAATGTTTTTTGACAACCAGCTGTCTGACTGCATGTCGTATTTCCATCGTTCACTTACTTCTTTTTGAGCTTCGCTATCAGCTTTTTCTAATATTTCAGTAATTAATCGTTGAGCCTCAAGCTTTTCTTCTTTAGTAGTGGTTAGACGATCAATTACATCGCCTACTTCTTTTATAACCCCACCTGTAATCCATTGTAAAATTTTTTTCATAACTCGCAGTATTCATTATAAGCATCAAAGCAAGGACAAGATTTTCTAGCAAATTCATTATGTCCATGAATTGTAGCTTTTGGAAATATATTTTTAAGTAATTTTAATAAAGATAAAAGACTATCTTTTTGTTCAATTGTTCTATTGTCGTCTGCTTCCCATTTTCCATCCTCACCTCTTTCTTCTTTTACTCCTCCTGCATAACAAATTCCGATTGAGTTCCTATTCAGTCCCTTTGTATGAGCGCCTGATTTTTCAAGAGGTCTTCCTAATTCTATCTGACCATCTCTTTTAATAAAAAAATGGTAGCCAATTCCTGACCACCCTCTTTTCTTGTGCCATCTGTCTATCTCTTTTGCATCTATATCGTGAGATGGTCGAGTAGCAGAGCAATGTATAATTATTTTATTTATTGTTCTTTTCATTGTAATTAATCCATATTCTCTGTGCCGTATATATTATAGACGCTGCTAATAGAATTAATTTTAATACCATCTCAATATGAGTGAATGAAATAGCAAGGCTTAATGTGTTGAAAGCGTATATTTTAGCGTCTTGCACAGTCATTATTCTTTAATAAGTGTGTAATTTACCTCTATGTCCAACAACCAACTGTTGTTCTGCGTATATTCTACCATAATGCAATAATTTCTCCTGCTGTAGTTCCTGTGTCATATACTTGCAAAACATTGACAGGAAAAAATTGACCTGCATAACATCCTACAAAAATAACATCGTCTCCACCAACTGTTTTTACTCTAACATTACCTGGTAATCCAATATACAAAGCGCAACCATTATTTGTTCCGCCTGTCACGCTAGGAATTTCATCAGTATCACTTGGTGTCACTAGTGCAGCTCTTCCTGCTTGTAATTTTTGATAAGCCATATTCTATTTATTATAAGGGAACATTCTGTTTAAACTATCACGTCTTTGACTACATCCACAAGGCTTCCCTGTTGCCTTTACATAATTTATTGGGACAAGCTTCTACATCAAACAATAGTTTGCTAACAAGCCAATTCCATTTGCATTGAAACTTACACCATACACCCTGCATCCATAGTCCAATTTTTACAAATAATTTTCCCATATTACTTTTTAATTAATTTACTTAAATGTCCTTTCACACTATTTGGGTAATGTTTTTCATACTTCATTGAGTGGTCACCGCCATATGCGTGTCCGTAATCTTTTTTTGACATAGCTTTTGACTCATCTCTACGATCCTTGAAAGATTGTTTTTTCTTTCCGTTTTTTGCTCCTAGTGACTCATCAAGTCTGTCGTTATATCCTTGTGCCATAATTAATGTTTTTATATTTTACAAATATACTAATATTTTCCTCTTCTATTTTTAGGACTAGACTTAGTAGAACCTCCCTTACCTGCCCATAAATTTTTACATGCCCAATAGCGAGCTGTTAGTTTTGATTTTGCTGTTCCACACTTGTGACGTGCCTTGAAGCTCTTTCTTGCAGCTGCCGAATAATTATGTCCATATCCTTTTGCTCCAAAGTGAATAAGTTTTTCTCTTCCTCCTTCGCAGGCTTTGACCATGCGTTTTTTACCTGCTCTATCAGATGGTCTAGGTTTGTTACAAGGCATGTTTTTTTTATTCGCCATATCATTATCTTTTTGTAAATCTTTTTGTTACTCTTCCTGCCTTAGTGTTTGCCACTACAGTTTTTCCTTTTCGACCTGCTGCTTTTTTCTTTCGAGCTGTTTTTGCTCTTTGTGCTTTAGTCATAGATTTAGCTTTAGCTAACGGCAAACATCTGTCAGGGTTCTTTTTGTTTTTGCTTGTTCCACAAGCTCCCTTAATAGAACCATCAAGCCCTATACGAACCCACTTTTCATCTCGCCATTTTTTAAGCTCACCCATTAATAACCGCTTTCCGTCATTTTAGTATTAGGGTTATTCTTCATAGAACCGCCCATAGTTTTTGCAAATGTGTGTGCTTGAGCTTTTCCTACTGCATTGTAGGGAAAACTTTTCTTCATTGATTTGCCCGTGTTTGGGCAGCTATAACTTACTGTTGGCATAATTATTTATTTTTTTTTAATAAACTTTGCTTTTGGGTCTGCAGCAGTAATCTCCGGATTATTATCAATTCCGTGTATTACGCTTTGCATACCTAAATTTCCTTTTCCGTTTTTACTTCTAGGACGATTACCTTTGGCTAGTTTACTCATTACTTTTTCTTTTTAGCGCCCTTAGCGTAATTAGGGTCTTTACAATATTTACTTGCTGCCATATTCGCATACGCTGACGGATATGTGTCAAAGGTTCTTTTTGCCCAAGCTATGCCCGCAGGGCAAATTTTATTTCCTTTAGTTCTGCCTTTTTTTGCCATAATTAAAACGTTGTTGTTTCAAACACAAGAACTAGCTCAACTTCATGGTTGGTAGTTGGTATTGCTCCACCAACTTCTACACCTGAAATATTAATAATATCGCCTTTAGAAAATTGTATCTGCGTGCTAGAATCTTTATATGGAAATGTTCCGTTGTCAGAATCAGTCAAATCTAATCCTGTTATTTTAGTTGGTGTTCCATAACTAGCCGTATCAACTGTGTCTAATTGCTGAGATAGCATTGGATAAACAAAAACTTCCCACGAAACTCCCGTAGGGATTCCTGCAACAGGGGTATCAGATATCCATTTTGTTGAAGCTGCAATTAATTTACAGTCAACAGGTAAAGATAAAACTGATGAATGATCAGAAGCAGGTGAAGAACTTAATCCAAATTCTGCAGTATCTCCAAATATTCCAGGGTCACCACCAAACATATTTTGGAATGTGGCTGTAACAAAAAACACAGAACCTCTTTTTGTATCTATTTGAACTGCATTTGGTGTTCCTGGCGATAAATCTGTCAAGACAATATTGTCTCCTGCAACAAGAGTTACTTTATCTAGCCCTCCATTATTATCTGTTAATGCAACTGCATAATCAGATACATTGCTTACGTTTCCTGTCAGGTCGTATCTAAAGCCTACTTTTTCTGGTTCAATTTGAACGTTTTCTACGCCTGTGTATCCTACAATATAATCAACTTGAGATTGATCTGTTTTTAATGTAAACTCTGAAAATTTTTTATTTGCCATTTTTTAATTATTTTATTTTAAGGACATAATTGAGGAATCATTCTACTATCTCCAATTACTGTTTCTTGTTCGCAAAACTCATCTAACTCTGTTATAATAAAACAGATTTCAGGAATATCTTCATTTCTTTTATCCTGAAAAGGTATTCCGTTTCCTATGGCTGCACCTAGTCCCATTATTGATTATGTTTTGGTTTCATTGGTTTTCCTGCTTCTTGTCTAGCCATTTTATCTGCAATAACCTCAATTGACCTGTTTTTTATAGATATAGAGTCGTTTCTTCTGTCAAGATTTTCAGGCATACTTGAAGAGTAAGACTTTTTTTTAAAGTTTTCTAATTGCCTATTAGCTTCTAAACATCTTTTTTTCGCCTTAGCATCTTTTATTTTTTCGCACGCCATAATATTATTTTTTTTTAGTGTTACCTTTATTTTTTCTTCCTTTTCCTTTTTTACCTCTTGCTCTTTTATCTCCTGGTGTATTACTTTTGCTTCCTCTGTTTTTCTTTTCAGATTCTAAAACATATCGACCACCTTTTCTTCTTGATACATCTAGGCCGTCATAGTTTCCATAAGTTCCAAATCTTCTGTTTTCACGATTATCTCTAACTCTTTGTCTAATAGAAGACTTTTTTTTATTATATTTTTTTTGATAAGCCCTATGCTTTTTTCTAGCTTCAGGATTATCTCTGTAATATTTTGCTGTTCTGCCAAGGGCCATAATAAAAAAGTTATCTTTGCAAAGATACAAATTTAATTAAATGAAAATTCGAAGAAAGATTCGCAGGATATACGAACGCTACCAACCAAAAAATGATTACTTAAAATATTGGAAAGTAATTAAACAATGGGCTAAAGTCAAATACGATGTAAGTACTGCTGATATTGAAATGATGATGTTCTTATACAGCGAAGGGTTATTTACTCAAAAACAATTTGAAGAGTATAATGAAATCATGTCGTGGGATAAAAACCGATTTCACAATTTACTAAAAGATAAATGGATTATAGTTTGGCGTAAACGCAAAGGCCGTGAGGCAACGTTGTACGAACTTGGCTTTAGGGGTAAGCGCTTATGCGCTTCGATTTATAAAAAATTGAATATGGAGGAAACTGTATCAGAAGATAGAAGACGAAATCCTATATTTGAACCGAACGCAACTTACTCTCACAAAGTATATCGTAAGATAATTAAGAAAATGAATCAGGAAATAAAAAAGAAACTATAGTACAACTACAATATCTCTTTCTGAAATAATTGTAACTACCTCTTCTTCCAACATCATTCTGTGTCCTGCATTTTTATCGTAATAAATTATATCTCCTTCTTTCACAACGCTAACTTCAGTCCCTGGGATTTTTATCAAACCTTTTTTGTATCTTAGTAGATTGCTGTCGTCTGACGTTAGTAAAATACCTGACTCAGTTTTTTGCTGTTCTTTTATTTCTGTAATTACAATATACTTACCTACCGCTTTCATTTTCTTTTTTTTTAAAATCTCTATGCCCTCGTTAATCCAATGGTTCATTTTCTTTTCATTGTTACAATTGCATTTGTACTTAATATTGTAGTTGCTACACTTACTGCATTTTTCAATGCGTTTTTCGTAACCTTCGCAGGGTCAATTACACCCATTTTGTACATATCGCCAAATTTTTTGTTCTTAACATCATATCCTTCTGTGTAAGGAACACCTGCACATTGGCAAATTTTATCTCTTATCTCTTTTATGTTATCGCCTGCGTTGGTTAGTATTTGTTCTAGTGGCGCACATAAAGCTCCATACAATATATCGGCTGCATCTCCATCGCCTAGTTGTTCTCCACATCTAAGTAGCGCTACACCTCCACCTGGAAGGATGCCTTCTTCAATTGCTGACTTTACTGCGCAAACCGCATCTTCGACACGATCATACTTTTCTTTCTGCTCAATATCTGAGTTAGCCCCAACATAAATTACTCCTACTGCTCCGGAAAGTAATGCGATTCTTTCTGAAATAAAATCTCTATCCTTTTTCTCTTTACTATTTTCTTTCTGAACCTTAAGCTCTTCTATTCTATTTCTTGCTTCTTTACTGCTTTCTTCGTTATTAATTATAACTGTAGTATCTTTTCCTACAATAATTTTATCAGCATGTCCCAAATCTTGCATTGTCAACATACCGATATTGTCACCCTGAGATTCACTAAAGTATTTTGCGCCTATCGCTAAAGCTATATCAGACATTAGTTCATTAGTCTTGTATCCAAAAGATGGTGGTATAATATTGCAGAGCTTCAAATTATTCTGAACAACATTTGCCGCCAAAGTGTTTGTGACGTTTTGTGCGCAGTTTCCTATAATCAAAAGCTTCTTGTTGTTATTGATTATTGGTTTTAATATATTCTCGATTTGCAAAATGTTTGTAATCTCCATGTCTGTCATTAAAACATACACGTCATCTAAAACACATTCATCGTTTCTATGGTTATTAATAAATAACTTTGAACTGTATCCTCTATCAATCTTGATTCCCTTAGTTACTTCGTAGTAAGTACTTTCTGTTTTACTATTCTCAACTGTAAGTATTCCGTCTTTACCTAATTCTTTATAAGCATCTGAAATCATTTTCCCAAGTACTGGGTCGTTGTTTGCAGAAATGGTAGCTACGTCACGCAAAGTTTTCCCCGTAACTTTTTTCGAAGACTTTGATAAACTCTTAATTACACCCTCAGTCAAACTATGAATATCACGAACTAATTGTGTGGTATTAACCTCAGGGTTTCTTTGAATCAATCGCATACCCTCTTTGACAATAGCTTCAGTAAGTACGATTGCTGTAGTTGTTCCGTCACCTGCTGAGGTTGCAGTTCTATCAGCTGCTTCTTTCATCATGCGAATAGCTAAGTTCTCTACTGCATCTTCAAGGTCAATAGATTTTGCTACAGTCACTCCGTCTTTTGTAACTGTAATTCCTGCTGTATGATTTTGTGATTCAATAAGTACTGTTTTACCTAGCGGCCCTAATGTACTCTTAACGGCTTTGGATATTTTAGTTATGCCGTTTAATAACTTGTCTCTCCCTTCCTGATCGAAAGATAGCTCTTTTGGATTCATATTGTAATTAATTAGATTTAATGCAAATATACAAAAAAATTAACACATGTCGCATGTCGATTTTATTTTTCTATATATATATATATATTTATATAGTAGTATTATTTTTTATTTCCCTGTATAATTAGTAAAAAAACCGACATAATCGACATAAATTATATATTTATATTGAAAATCAGTAAGTTACACCAAAAAAAAACGACACAAACTCGACATAGCTCGACATATGACGACATAAAAAAGGGGTCGATGTATATCAAACCCCTTTTTCTGAGAAACACAATCTAATTGTTGGGAAGAAAGTTACCTGTAAATACTGTAAAAATCTTTTTTAGCTTCTGCTAATTCGATTCCTTCTGCAATCATACTAATCTTCTTAGCACGATCTTTAGCTTTTTTAAAGCTAGCTAATTTTTTAATGCCCATTTCATAATATTGACCATGACCATCTAGCTCATGTTTATTTCTTGAGGACATATATTCTTTCATGATAGGCTTTTTCATTTTCATCTTATTGCCATTTAAAGTTTAAACTAATTATTCCTAGATAAATTCTTAATTCATCATATTCGTAACTTTCATCTTTGCCGAAGTAACTCCAGCCAAAAGCGATACCAACAGGTATCCTGTTTTCTATTTCTAATTCCCATGTTTCCATATGTCAAATATACAAAATATATATTAGATATACATAAGCTCTGGGTAATGATATGATATACGCTGATCATCGCTCGTGGAAAGTCAACTTTTTTTCGATAGGGGGGATACTTCAAGAACCAATTTTTTTGCTCTGATTTTTTTGGCTTTTTACCTACACCCCACACCCCCACACCCCCACACCACCACCACCCCACACCCACACCACGCCAAACGCCCCCAATTTTTAGGCGTATTCTTTCCCCCTTTCCCCCTTTTTTTATTTTACACAAAACAAAACAAAGGGTTAAACACGCCCCAAAATTTTAAAATACTTAACTTTTTTAATACTAAAATTTGCCCAAATCAACACACCAAAACACCCAAAACACACCCCAAAAAATAAATTTCCAGAAAAAAAGACAATTTTTTTTTGCCCCTTAACTTACTGAAAATCAATGATTTACATAAATATTATTTGAAAGCTCACATTTTTTTTTACTTTTTATTTGTTTTTTAATTATTTATTTACTTATCTTTGTGTCGGCGATATTGCCAAACTAATTAAATTTATATAAAAATGAAAAACTCAGTAAAAACAAACTCAGTAAAAGCGACAATTTCAAAAGCTAAAAAAGTCGTTAAGAAATCCGAAAGCGTAATTTTAAAAACGCAAATCAATAACAATTGGAAATTGGCAACCCGTTCAATGAGTGGCCTTGTAAGATACGCAAAAGGCGAAGGGGCAAAAGATTTGCAAAAGTTAATAGATGCCACTAACAAAAAAGAGGGCGTAAAAGTCTCACTTAATCAAGTGGCAAATGTTAAAAATATCGTAGCCAATGCAACAGAGAGAGAATTATTTAAAAACCTATCCACTGAAAAAGGCGAATTTATCAAAGGCGATAAAAAGACTTTGTTTTCTTTTTGGTTGGTTCTTTTAACTGTTGGGCGAATTGCTAAAGTAGAAAAAAAGAAACTTGCGAAAGCTATTTAAACCGAAATACGCCCCTTTGGGCGTATCATAGGCAAAGCGTTTGAAATGCCTATCTGATGAGTAAACGCACGTTTTGAGGGTTGACTATTTAGCGACCAAATGCAAAAAATGCAATTCTGAGCAACTGCCTTAATTGTAGCACAAAGCGAAGTTCATTGACATTTTGAAAACATTAAACCAAAAGGCAGGCGTATAGTGTCGCATTATATTGCTTCCGTCCATCTTGTTGAGTATCCACCAACGCATAGAACGAGACGAACAAACAAAGCGTAGTCCTTTTGCAGTCGTAGACATACGCAAAATGTTATTCAATATGAAACCACTATAAACAAAAAATCAGTAGGCGAGGTGCGTATTTACAACACGTTTGCTCCTTGACAAGTGGGCTTATTAGCATAGAGATTTTGGTACTAAGGTACAAGCTATGCACATATTCGGGCAAAATTTACGAGGGAATTTCTACATTTTTAAATCCTGTTTTATATCGTAAAGCTCGCAATATGTATGCTGAAATAAAATGTAGTTACATAAGAAATAGAATACAAAAGGTGAGAGGGTTCGAGTCCCTCCACCTTTACTAATTATAAATAAATAAATAATGAGAGCAAGAATAAAAACCCAACGCATAAAAGTGGGAGAGCTTGGTGCGTTAATCTCTACAAGAGAAGAAAGAAGAAAGAAAATGTTCGGAGAAATTGTCACGGACATAATGCATGAGTTCCAGTGTTCCTGGACTGAAGCAAAGAAAATTTACAACAGAACAAAAGTCGAACAAGCGATCAAGCGAGAGCTTCAAAATTTACAGACAAATGACACACAAAATTTTACAAACAGGACTGCACACGATTATAGATAAAAAAGGTCGAGTGCATGTATACACAGAACAAGAGTACACACACCTAACATGGTGGGACAGAGTAAAACTAAAGTATAATCTAAAATCAATTTAATTATTATGAGAGCAATTATTCAATCAATCGCACAAGAAACACAAGTGCGTGACAGACAAGGACAAGTAATCACAACAATCAAGGGAAAGATGTTCACACTCATCTTGCGTCTTGTATTGGGGGGACTATTCCTATTAACTATGACGAGTATATTAGGATTTATATTGTTGTGGGCAACG